TGGGTATCGCAATAAATACGACATCCAATTCTAATGGTATTTTTTCTGTAAATTATACAACACTATCACAAACAAAAAACAATTTAATTAATCTTATATTGACCAAAAAAGGTGAGAGAGTAATGCAACCTGAATTTGGTTGTGATATTTGGAAACTAATATTTGAACCAATAAACAGGGAGATAATAGATACACAAATTGAAAAAACAATAAATGATGCGGTATCTATTTGGATACCAAACATCAATATAGATGAAATAATATTTGATTATGATGAAGAGGATATTGATAAAAATACAATTGCATTAGAAATAACATTTTCATTATTATCAAATCCAAACATGAGAGATACCATAAACGTAATCGTTAAACAATAATATAAGTAATGGCCGTAAAGACTTTAAATAAAAATTGGAAAAATAATCAAAAGGATGTAAATTATGTTGGAAAAGATTTTTCAACATTTAAAGAAAATCTTATTGATTTTACTAAAACATATTTTCCAAATACATATTCTGATTTTAGTGAAGCTTCACCAGGTATGGTGTTTGTTGAAATGGCATCTTATATTGGTGATGTACTATCTTTTTATCAAGATGTACAATTAAAAGAATCTTTATTAAACCACGCAACAGAAAGGAAAAATTTATTATCAATAGCACAATCATTGGGATATAAACCAAAAGTAACATCTCCCGCTATTACAAATTTAACAATTTACCAATTAGTTCCTTCGGATGGAAATGTAACAAATCCTAATCCTGATAGTAGATATTATTTAAAAATAAAAGAAGGAATGGAAGTAAGTTCCAATTCAGGAATAATATTTAGAACAACTGATGAGGTCGATTTTTCAAATAATAAAGACAGAGAGATAGATGTATTTGAAAGAGATGCAACAACAGGTGCACCAACATATTTTTTGGTAACAAAAAAAGTTAAAGCAATATCAGCTACAGAAACATCTGTAACATTGAGTTTACCTGTTGGTGATACGGAATACCCAACTTTAACTTTAAGTGATACAAATATAATATCAATAGTATCTGTAAAGGATGAAGATGGCAATGAATATCACGAAGTTCCATATTTAGCTCAAGAAAGTATTTTTGTTGAAAGAGAAAACACAACAGCAAATGGTAATTTATCAGAATATTCATCAGAAGTTCCATATATTTTAGAAGTACAAAAAGTACCTCGTAGATTTTCAATTAAAGTAAATTCGGATAATACAATTGATTTACAATTTGGTAGTGGTGATGTTAATTTAAGTGATGATATAATTTTACCTAATACAAAAAATATAGGTTTAGGACTTGCAAATTCTGTAAAAAAAATAAATCAAGAAATAGACCCATCTAACTTTTTAAAAACAAACACATTTGGTATAGCACCTGCAGGAAAATCTCTTACTATAAAATATTTAATTGGAGGTGGTATTCCATCAAATGTTAATTCGGAAGAATTAACTTTAATAAGTAGAATTGAATATAATGAAGATTTATTAGCATTAGATTCTAATATATTGCCTGGGTACCAAGCCGGAAAAGAAACATTAGCAGTAAGTAATTTAGAACCAGCAATCGGTGGTAGAGATTCTGAATCTATTGAAGAAATTAGACAAAATGCGTTAGCAATGTTTGGTTCACAAAATAGAGCAGTAACTAAACAAGATTATATTGTACGTGCGTTGGCTATGCCAGCAAAATATGGTAGTGTTGCAAAGGTATATGTATCAGCAGACGGAGAAATAGATAATAACTCTCCTGCAAGTATATTAGCAAATCCAAAAAATATACAAGAATTTACAAATTTAGTTGATTCTATTAAAGATTTATCAAAAGTAGATATTCAAAAAGAATTGGTTAAGTATTTAACACAAAAAAGAGGAAATGTTTCGGAAGTAAATAACCCGTTTGCAATTAATATGTATGTATTGGGATACACATCCGATAAAAAACTTACAAATATAAACAAAGCGGTTAGAGAAAATTTAAAAACATATTTGGGTGAATATAGAATGTTGACAGATGCTGTTAATATTATAGATGGGTTTATTGTAAACATTGGTATAGATTTTGAAATAATTTGTTATTCAAATTATAATAAAACCGAAGTATTAACGACGTGTTTAACAGAATTACAAGATTATTTTAATATAGATAATTGGACGTTCAATAAACCAATTAATATTTCTGAAATAGAATTAATACTTGCAAATGTAGAAGGTGTGATGAGTGTTCCATCCGTTAAACTTTATAATATATGTGGTGATGGTGGGGTGGGGTATTCTCCTAATAAATATAATTTAGATGAGGCGACTAAAGGTAAGATAATTTATCCATCTTTAGACCCTTGTGTTTTCGAAGTTAAATTTCCAAATAAAGATATAAAAGGAAGAGCTTTATAATATGCATAAATTTTTTACATCATCATACGACGCGAGTGTTTACCTACAACAACCTGACCAAAATGCGGGTAGAGATGAGATATTAGAAGTAGGTAAACTTTATTATGGTTCTACAAAAGATATAGCTAGAACTCTAATAAAATTTAATACAGGTTCCTTAAAATCACAAATTGAAACGATTGGTACGGGTAGTTGGAATGCATTTTTAGTATTACGTTCTGCAAATGCTTCGGAAATTCCATTAGAATATACAATATATGCTAATGCAGTTTCTCAAAGTTGGACAATGGGGACCGGCACTAAATTTGATAATATAACTTCCGATGGTGTTAGTTGGAAATACAGAAATGGTGTTGATACTTGGCAAGATAACGTAATAGCAGGGACTGCGGTGTTTACACCGGGAACAACAGGTTCAGCAAACGCTGAGGGTGGTACATGGTATACTGCTTCGGAGGCTTCACAATCATACAACTACGAACTTGATGATGTTAGAATGGATGTATCTGGTATTGTGAATCTTTGGATAAGTGGTTCATTACCAAATAATGGTTTTATTATACATCATAGTTTAAACAATGAAGGAAATACAAATGATTACGGCGTATTAAAATTCTTTTCAAAAGAAACCAATACAATATACCAACCAAAATTAGAATTGGTTTGGGATGATAGTTCATTCAGTACAGGTTCGTTATTACCAATAACAGGATCGACAACATCGGATTCTTTAGAAAATTCTAAAATAGTTGTAACAAATTTACAAAAAGAATACTTTCACGACACTAAAACAAAAGTAAGAGTTAAAGGTAGAGATATTTATCCTGCTAAATCTTTTGGAACAACATTTGAATATGACCAATCAAAATATTTACCAACATCTTCATATTATCAAATTGAAGATTATAGAACAAACGAAGTAATTGTACCATTTGGTAATTATTCAAAATTAAGTTGTGATTCTAAATCAAATTATTTTTATTTAGATACATCAACATATTCAATTAATAGAACTTACCGATTAAAACTAAAAATTGTGGTTGATGGTGTTACAAAAATAATTGATGAAAAGTTAATATTTGATGTTATATAATGACAAATTTAGAAGCTATAGCATTGAGATTGCAAGAAGAAAAAAGTAAAAGAATTGAAGAAATACTTCAAATATCAGGATCTGCTGCAATATCAAAAAACGAATACAATATAAATGTAGTAGATGAATTAAATCCGGCATCTTCTTTATTGTTTAAAAAATTAAATAAACCAAAATTAGATGATGAGAGAATAGTTAAAGCTATAGATGTTGAATTAAAAGAATTAAAACCAAATATTCCAAAAGAAATAAAAGATTTGGTTCCTAAAGCTTTGTATGATGATGTTGTTAATCAAAATGAAGATTTAAGAAAAAGAGTATCTGATTTGGAAACCGATGTTCAAAATTTAAATACAACAATAGTTGATTTACAATCACAAGTTCAAAGTGAAATAAATAACAGATTAACAATTGAACAAACAAATGATGTACTTGTAAATCAGTTAGAAACACTTAATCAAACAATAGATGAATTTTCAGGCCAAATTGCAACTTCATTACAAAAATCGGTTGATGAATCTATATTGAGAGCAGCATTACAATCTCAAAATACAGGATTTAAAGCACAAATAAATGCATTAATAAAACAAATTGATTCTTTAAATTCTATAATTGAAGGTTTACAATCTCAACTGGGAGCAGTACAACAACAACAGGCTATTCAACAATCAACTACAAACGTTGCATTGGCAAGTGGTGCGGATGTTGTTAATGCAGTGGCCGCAATTAAAGTTACACCTAAAAAAGAAAAGCCTGAATATCCAGATATGGATGCTAGAATTAATAACAAAGATAGTGCAACAAAATGGATTAGTGGTAATACACTCGATATAGTTAATAATGATACAAAAGATATACAAGTATCCATAACAACACAATTTGGAGATAACCAAAAATGGTTTAGTCTTCCAAAAACAAACTTTACGGTTCAGGCCAGCCAGAGTGAAAAATTAGAATTAAGAATTACGCCTGGTGGATGTAGATATGGCAAAAAAGATAATAGTAAATTTTATCAAGGTACAATGAAAGTGGTTATCAAAAGAACTTCGGATGGAAGTGAAGAGAGTAAAGAATATAAGTTACAAATTGGTATAATGCATCCTAAATCATACTAGTAAAATATGAGTATTAAAAAATATACAAATTTTGAAGATGTTAATTTAAAAAACACAAACGAAGGGCAATACCTGCAAATCGAAGATTTTTTCATTGTCACAAAAAATGAGAGAGAAGAAAGTTTTTTTGGAGAATGTAAGTATGATGTTATGGAAGTATCCGTTTATGATATTAATAATAATCTTCTACCACAAAAAACTGGAAATACCGTTGCTTACATTAAATCGCAAAATGTTGCGGAATATATGTACAATACTACAAATCAACAAGGACAAAAAGAGTTAGCAATTGATGCAGAAAAATTGTTAAATGATTTGGGTTTTGCAAATGGTATATTAAAACTTAATATAAATTTTGTAAGAAATAGAGTTGGTTCTGATAATGAATTAGAGAGGGTTTGGATTCAAGAAATTTCTCCATCTAGAGAGGAGATTCGTATATTACCGTTAAAAACAAAATTTGAAAATATAAATCAAAAAAATAATAAAGAATTTAATGATATTAATAATCTAACAAAAGATTTTATCTTTTATAAAAGAGAGATTATTAATTCTTTGGATTTTTACCAAAGCCAGTATGTTGAAAAAATAGATTCAGCATTGGAAACAAAATTTGGTAAAGATTTTTTTAATGTATTAAAAAGCGATTTTGGATTATCTAAATTTTCAGATTTAAGAACAAAAATATTTTCAGATTTTAGAACATCTGTAACTTATTATTTAGAAAATCGTTACTATACATTGGGGGATGGTACATATGGTAAACCATCGGAAGTTCGTTTTGACGATTGTGAAAGATATGATTTTCAAATAATATTGGGAGATATACAAAATATATTAGCAAATTGTATTGATATAAATTTATCATTTCTTAAAAGAAGAACAGTTGATATAAAGAAAATTCCTAGAGAATTTAAAACTATTACATTTGATAAAAATATTAAAGATACAATTGATAAATTAGGAGAACCAGTAAAAGATATTAAAGTTGTATTTGATGGTGAAAAAGTTAAATTAAAAGATGAAATAGTTGTTCCAAAGTTTCCATTAATAAAAGATGAAATAGTTGATATGCCACCTCCTCAAAAAGATGTCATAATTGATAATCCACCGGTTAAAGATGTTGAACCTCCTGTTAAGGAAATAAAACCTATTCCAAAAGATGAAGATATAATAATATTTCCTCCACCAAAGTTACCAGTATTCGATGATACAAAAGAAGAAATACAACCTATTAAAGAACAACCATCAATTAAACAATCGGAAATAAAAGTATCCGGCGGTGGAGGTGGTGGTGGTGATTTCATTGAAAGAAATTTGGGTGGTGGTTTTGGTAAAGAAGTAATTTATGATGATAGTTCAGAGAGACGAGAAAACATAAAGTAAAAATATTTATAAAAAAGTAGATGGCAAGAAGTATAGATGATATTAATCCGTTTGGTACGATAGGAAACTTATCCGGTGGACAGGAGTACGACCCATTTAATCCAAGTCAAGGATTTTTTGGTGATTTAGGAAATGGTGGTGGTGGGGGTGGGGGTTATACTCCACCTGTTGACCCAAATCCAGTATACGTGCCACCTACTTATTCTGAACCAAACTCCGGGTCACTCAAAATTAATTTAATATCAGGTGAACCTGTTGAGTTTTTTGAAAACGATACATTGGTTGGATTGGGTGTATCACAAACTTTAACATATAGTCCTTCTTTAACTTTTGGTAATTCAAAGATATATAAAGCGAATATTGCGAATAAAATATCTAAAAATTATTTTGAAGTTAGTGTTAAGAGAACCCATTTTAGGCCATTGTTGGAAGAAAATCCAATCAATAATACAATTCCATTTAATGATGTGGGACCAACACGTATTGGAGATGTATTTAATCAATCATTTAACAATCTTCCAATAGGTAGAAGATTGGGATTTACAAATGTACCACCGGATGATTACCCATCAGGTACACCGACGTTACTTGATATAAATTTTAGAGAAAGAATTACAATACAAGAATTTGTTTATAATGAAACAACACAAGAATATGATGCGGGTGATGTATCTGCATTACAATCTGTAAATGGAGTTGTAAATCTTAATTTTTCTTTTATTACAAAAGTAGTGAGTGATGGAGATGATGGTGATATTATAGATCCGGTTATCATTAATTATAATATTGATTTTGTATCAAACTATACAAATACATTAGGAGAATTTATTAATTTAGATTTCCAAATAATAGACCGTAAAAATGATATAGTAGATTCGGGTACATGCAAACTGGCCGATGGAAATATTGATGAAAGAAGTACCGATGAAACACGATTAACTGCGGGTACGGTTAATATAAGCATTAGAGAATCTTATGAAACTGCCCGATTATTGTTAAATGAACAAAATCTTCCAGAGGGATTTACTTATCAAAATATATATTGGGCGCCGAAAACCGTTTGGGAGAAAACAAAAGCCGATTCATCCGTACCAGGAGAAGCTCTAGGATGGAATTTAGCTGGGAAGTTTTTTAAAGTATCTGGTAAAGAATTTGCAAGTGGGATTGTTGTTGCTATTGTATTTGATGAAAAAAGAACAATAGAAATTACAAAATATAAACCAATTATAACTCTCGCGGATTTTGCAAAAGAATTTGAAGTAAAGGATTCTGATGATGATAAACTAATAAGAATTCCATTTACTACAACGAGGGCCGAATATGTTGATGTCTATATATCCGATACACCAATCAGAGTACAGGCGATTAATGGTTTTGTGGAGTTATCATTTAAAAATGATTTTGGAGGAATATATGGAGGTAAGATTATTTATTTTGTACCTTGGAATGAGTTTGGTAGAGGTGAAACCGTATCGGATATTATACGATTTATAGCTGTAAACGATTTTCCATCTATTACACAAATAACATTACCAGAAACAATTGATATACCTGCATTTTCTGATTTAAATATAGAATTTGAAGTAGAGTATAATACATTCGCAGCTAGTTCCGTTGATGTTTATATATTGGATGTAAACAACGAAAAAGTTCCTTTACTATCAAATATTCAACCAAATGGTTCATTCACAGTAAATTTAAAAACTTTAGTTACTCAATTTTTAAAAGGTAACCAAATAGATTTAACATTCATATTTGTGCCATATAATAGAACGGGTGCAAAAGAATTAATTGGTAATGAGTATGAACTGACTACGTTGGTTACTTATCCAAAATTGAATTTAGATGAATCTCAAATTAAAAAAGCTATTTTTGATACAATTTCTGAAAACTTAAAGTTTAATGAATTAGCGCTTGAAAGTAAATACTTAACACATCTTGCAAATTTTGGAAATAACGAACAAATTATAATTTCATCTTGGGAAGAAGATGATTGGACTCTATCTGAAAAAACAGAGGATGAACTTGGTAATTTAGTAATTTCAAATAAAGTAGATTCAATACTATTAAAACTTTATTCACCATTACCGAGTAATATTACGACTAATTCTACTTTTTGGGTTACAAAATTAATAACAAATCCATTAATAGAAACGGTTGTTTTAACGGAGCAGTTTGATTTAAAATGCCCACCGATTAAAGGGCCAAATTTTAATATAGAATATAATTTTGCATCTGG